ATTTTGTAAAATTGATTTATAAATTTATAATATTATTGTAAATAAAAAAATGAATTGTAATTTGTGCAACAAATTGTTAACATCGGATACCATAAAATATAAATGTGGTCACGCATTCCATAAGTTTTGTTTATTGCCTAAAAATATCTCGATTATAAATCCGGAGTGTAAATTTTGCAACAATGGGAAAATGGAGGGTTATCCGTCAGAAGACGAATACTTTGACGAAGACTTTGATGAAGACGAAGACCTTGATGAAGACGAAGACCTTGATGAAGACGAAGACTTTGATGAAGACGAAGACCTTGATGAAGACGAAGACAAAGACTTAACCAAACATGAAAAAATAATTTTATGCGAATTTGTTTTACTTGGGTTGTCATTAATTGGCGTAATCGCTGGACTTATCTACAAATAAATCTTGTGGGTCCTAGCTTTACTTAATCGGTTGCAAAAACGGGTTCTTGGAAGGTCCGGAAATACCTAATTGACTGTCTTGTGCCTTTCGCATCTCCTCCATCTTATTGGTCATGGACGTGTCTCCATCCTTAATCTTATTGCTTCCACCATCCATCGGCGGCGTATTTATCATTTGTCGACCATTGTAGGTCGCATTCAAAGAAACACCCGTGGATGGACCGCCTAAAGTAAACCCACTCGGTTCGCCATTGAAATTGGTCGCCATCATTTTTTCATTCACAATGTTTGGTTCATAATGTTTGACAATTTCCTCGCCGTAAATCACTTTATAGTTATTCTGTATCATCAAAACTGCTGGAACACTATGGATATTCGGCGGCATCAATATTTTGTCTCCATTTTCCATAATGATAAACATCTGGTTTGTATTGGGGTCGCGGCCTCGTTTATCGATACATACAAATGCAAGTTCGCTAGTCAAATTTGCCCGGACTAGGAACTGCAAAACTTTCTGACTATGTGGACAATAATTGCTATAATAAAATACATTTTGTTTTGAAGCCATCTTAAATAAAATATATTACTCGTTACGAAATAAAAATGGAGAAAATAACTAAAGGGAATAAAGGAAACCTACGGTTTCCTTTTGAACCTTCCCTCCAAAGGGAACCAATGTATTCAGATAAGCGAAGCTTATCTTACGCCCTTTTAATCCCTCCTTTTATTCATTCCTTTATAAAGGGAAGGGGTCATAGGGGCAGAAGCAAAGCTGAACCGTAGGTTTCCCTTAAAAGGTGAAATCCACCACAATTGGATAATGGTCCGAATTTGTGGTTCCGCATACTTCCGGATAAGGATGCGGGAAAGTCACTTTGGTAATTTTCTCTACTAAATTCGGCGTGACCAAGAAATGGTCAATCATTGTCATTTCTGTGAGAGAGGATGAACAATCGTCGTTCTTGTCCCACCAATCTGTGTATCTCTGCTCTTGGCCAACTAATGACGCAACCGATGTTAGTTCATATTGGCCAGCATAGGTCCCCGACAACCCTTTCATAATGTTTAATACCATTGAGTTCGGCTTGTCATTGTTCAAATCTGGGACCTCTGCATCATAATCGTTCATGTCTCCCATCAAAATGAGACCAACTGATTCGTCGGTAAGAAGAGAGACAATCAGTTCTTGGAGCACAGATGCTTGCGCCTCGCGCGAAGCGCATCGAGAGACGTCCGTCGGATACGCCAATAAATGGGTTCCAATCAAATGCACGGTCATTTCCCCAAATTTATAGGTGGTGTAATAGTTTTTGGAAACGCCAGAAGAACCGGGTGAACCAGTGTATCCGCATTTGGAACCGGCAACTGGGTATGTGTGGGTTCCAGCAGTTCTCTGCAGATTTGTGGATGGAGTGATTTTACTCAGGAGACCCACGTTTTGCCCAGTTGCCGAATCGGTTCCGTAAATGAGGTATGGTTTATAACTGTTGTTCAACAATCCACTGAGCTGAGAGAGTTCATAACAGCCCTCCACCTCGCACAAATTGATAATGTCGGGATTCAAATCGCCAATCACTTTTGCTAAAGCGTTCATGTGATTGGTTGCCGATTCTAGATTCGGCCACGTGCAACTTGTGCCCGGGCACCCATTATAGGTTTTCAAGAAAAACCATTCGACATTGTATTGCATAATTCGGACTTTTGACTGAACGAATGGCTGTGGGACAACCGTGTAACATTGCGTGTCATTGGTGTTTGTCGCAACTGCTAGACCAAGCCATAATAATATTAGAGGAATAAACATAATGTATATAACTAAAAAATATTATTTTTCATATTTCAATACTTTCAATAAATCCAAATTTGGATTGAAAAAGTCATCGAAACTATAGGGATATTGTTTTAAAACGTTCATTGTTTTTTTAGGGGCTTTGCTTTCATCAATGAAATTCTCGTCGTCATCTACACGGTCTTGCACAATTTCTTGCACAACTTCATGAATCGGATATTTCATTGAACGCACAACTGTTAATATATCATTAATTGTCTGGTGTTTCAATGCAATATCTTTTATCAACCGTTTATTATTAGTGGCACCATATTCATTTAAAAGTTCTCGTATGTTGGCCATTTCGGCATAAACTGCGTTCATCTTTTTCTTTATACTGTCATTTTGTAGTTCATATATTGATGTCAAAGTTTTTTCTAAAACTGAATTTTTTTTTATTATTTCAACATTTTTTTCATATTTTTTAATTGATTCTTCTTCTGTTATGTAGCCAAAAAGTGTGTCCATTTTCAATTTGATGATATTCTGTTTTGCAGCATTGACTTCGGCTTCCATTTCGCGAATATCGTTTTCGGACAAAGACATACTTGATAAAATTTTGATATTTAATTTGCAAGGGTCTATTTTATTTCCACAAATTGCTTTCAAATAACTATCGTCTTTTTTAAAAATAGTCCCACCCTCTTTGCCACAATTTACACATTTGAATTGGGCATTCCGAATTTCTTTAATCTTTTTTTGTTTTGAAATGTCTTTGCTTTTTATCTTTTCAATTACTTTTGTTTTGTGGTCTTCGTATTGTTTTTTTAGTTTGTAGTAATTTTCAACGGCAGTTTTAACATCAATTGATGACTTGGCTCCACCACCCATCATTACGATTCTTGTATGCGGGTCTTTTTCTAATTTAAAATAGGGGTCCGAGAACTGTTTTCCACGTATGATTTGTTCCAGCATTGAGTTGTTAAGACAGTTCACGGTTGTGCAAGAATTCGCGCCATTTAAATCTAGGTTGCGCAGCTCATTTCCGCTAATATACAATACTTTTAACGACGCTGGGATATTTTGTATGTCATTGATTCTATTATTATTTAAATACAATGAAACCAAATTGTTCAAATCTTTTAAATTAACATGGGTCAATTCGTTGTCATTTGCCTCTAAATGCACTAAATTGGGCAAACGTGGAATTTCTTTTAATTTATTACCATTGATAATAATCTTTTTTACACCTCTTGGAAGATTTTCCAGGTGAGAAATAGTTCCGTCTACAAAATGTAACTCTTCAACATCACTATCATGCAATGAAAATAGGTCAATCGGTCCGTCCAACGATTCATTAATATAGCACTGGTTTCCTTTTTTTCCTCCCATTAACAATGCTTCTAATTTATTTTCCATTTATATATACAATGGCGCCATTTATTTTATTGGCAAATTCCTCAAATAGTAATCAGTGTCTACAAATGGAATCTTGGTCATGCCCGAGTATTCTCCACGTTTTTTGTCATCTTGATACATTTGGATTTTGGACATTATGATTTCCTGGTCTCTCTTCATTTTTTGCTGGATTTCATAGGGGGTCGGTTTTGTTTTGTATCGATAATAGAGAAATCCGCCAAACACGAGGATGAACAATGCAACTACTGCAAAATTAAAAAAAAAGGAATATGTATTCATCTTGTATTCATGTGCTTTTTTCAATGAATTTTCAATAAAATATAGGACATCGGGTTCTACTAAACTGGGATTTTCTGACATTATAAATTTTTATTATATTTTTGAAGTGAATTAATTACGCCAAAAATAGAATCTAGTTGAATAATATATGGCGAGTGATTTGGGAATAACAGCGTTGTTTTTTATATTAATACTATTTAATGTTATTATTATTTTTGTTGCAGTAATTACCTTTAAAAAAACAAATAGTTTATTTTTACTATTTTTAATTTGGATATTCGTGTTTGGTTCTATATTTGCAGTCAAGGCAAGCGCAGAGAAAGAAATTAAAAACAAAGATATTGTCGACACTCTAATTTCAACATTTTTATCGGTATTTTTAATTGTAGGGTCGACCTTATTGGCTGCACAGCCCACCATTATTGGTCGCGCTTTTGAAAATACGGTAGGTTATTGGTGGATAAATAATGATACATTGGCTACAGAAATGGCAAATGTATTTAACAAACCGACGAATGAACTGGATATTAATTTGATTGTTACACAAATGTTTTCATCCGATGACAAACAAGAATTTAATGATTATATTAAGAATTTTAATGAGGCAAATCAATTTAATGGTGTCACATTCAAAAATGTTCCTACAACTAATTTGTATGACAATTTTGTAGTTAAAAAGAATGACGTTTCCAAAGCAACGCTGGCTTCTTTAGCCACAATTGTTGCACTTTATACTTCTTATATGCCAATTACTACACCATGGATTAACAATAATTAGCATTTGTCACTGTGTCCCAGTTAATTCCGTGGGAATTGGCCCATTTCTTTTTGGTGCAGACAGCATTTCCGCCGGCAGACCATCCAGAGTTTGTAAAATCAAATCGGTTATTCTCAAAACCCGGGGCCATTGTGTTGCCACTTATGTAGTTTGCACTCGCGTCGCCATAATTTACTTGGTCTACTTTGGGCTGTATGCAGTAAGTTTTTGCCCCGTCCTTTTCAATTCCCCAAAAGTCGGGGCAATCTGTTTGGAGTTTGGGAAAATTGTCAGTGTCTTTCTGTTTAGACATTGTCCATCCTAAAAATGCTAAAACGATAATCAAAATAACGACTGCAATTGTTAAAACTGTTGTATAAAAACTGTCAACCCCGATATTTGGTGCCGTAGGTGTTATTCCATTGGGTGTTGGTCCTTGTCCAAAAAAACTCATTATATATTAGTTCTCTATAAAATTGTCTGCATCTATTTTATTATATTATGTCTAAACCTGGTTCATCTGTTTCAAATGCCTATAATAATAAAATTTTGGATTTAGCGAGATACAATGGTCGTGTGAATTTGATGGAAGAACCCGACCCGGCTATTCAGTTCCAACTTGCAGAGAAAGTTGCCATTAAAAACAAAGCCACCGAATACCGTGGTGCAATTGCTGGCGAATGGGAGGACAATATGTTGAGTCAGGTTTTCTTCTCCGCGGGAAATATGCAGATTTTGCAAAATGGAATTCGCGCCGGCGTTTACAAAATGTCCAAGCAACAATTTACTGTTTTGCCACAGAATCCGGACACTTTGAAAATCATTATGCGAAGTATTTACATGCAGTATGCCCAGCATTTTCCGACGGGTGTAACTGCACAGGTGGAGAGACTGAACCAGTTGGTGTTGGAATATGCCGTGCCCAATGTGTTTAATGAGGCGGTCGGATACATTAAGTATCGCGAGGATATTAGCACCTTGGTTGTTCCGCTTGCTCTTCCGACGAAGATTGACCGAGATTATAAGGACCTGGATTCGAGTCGGGAGTTTTTCGTCAACACAAGGTAGGGGGAACTACGTATTCAGAGAAGCTTACGCCCCTTGCCCCCTTCCCTTTTCTTTTTTATAACCTTTCAAATACCGATTTCACGGATATAAAAAGGTATTTTACAAAACGCAGGCACTGCGTGCCTTGTGTCGGTTATAAAGGCCACCGTAGGTGGCCGACTGTCGCCCGCAAAGCGGGCTT